AAACACGAAATGACAGATCAAGATCATATAGAACTCGTAGATTTATTGCTAAATATTCAAGGTATGGCTATGTTAAGCGGTTATGATAATGAAATTTATGCGCGGTTAGAACAAGCAGGATGGACAAAGCTTTCTTTTACAGTTTTTTGTAGCGTGGCGGGTAGAACAAGATATCAACGCACAGAGTGTGTGTGGTTAAATTATATTTTGTAACATTAAACATATACGAGATTTTAACATGGCGAAAGTAAACTTCACAGGGCAGAAGGCAGTGAAATTAAATGAGTGAGCTATGGGAGAGACAACCAGGGGAGAGTACAAAAGCTTATGCTGCATTCTGTGTTTATAGAGATTTAGGAACAGAAAGATCACTCGAGAAAGCAGGACAGATGTTAGACAAACCAAGGACAAGAAAGTGGCTTGGTGAGTGGTCAGCTAAGTATAAATGGGTAGAGNGNGCTAANGCNTACGATGATTATNTTGAGAAGCTGAAGAGGAAAGAGAAGGAGAAAGCCATAAAGGAGATGGCAGAGCGTCAGGCACGGATTGCTATGGCATTTCAAGAGAAGATAATAGAACGATTGCAAAGTATAGATCCGGCAGAGCTAACACCAACAGAGCTGGCACGATGGTTTGAGATAGCAGCGAAGATTGAAAGGCTTAATAGAGGAGAACCTACAGAGATTGGTAAGCAAGAGGTAATGCTCCCGCAGATTGTGGAGATTGAGTTGGATGATAGCGAGTAAGATAAAGCTTCATAAGGGACAAGCTAAAGCTTGGAGAAGCCAAGCAAGGTATGTTGCAATGATAGCAGGGACTGGAAGCGGTAAAAGCTGGTTTGGGCCAGTTTGGCTTTATCGAGAGATACAGAAATATCCGCAAGGCTCTTTTCTTGTAGTATCTCCTACGTATCAAATGTTTCAGCGCATTGTATTACCGAGAACTTTGGAGTTTATGAATGAAGTTACTAAGGGAGAGTATCATGCAAGTGATAGAACTTACTACTTATCGACTGGAGGGAGAATTTACTTCGGTAGTGCAGATAATCCTCTTTCGCTTGAAGGTGTACACGTACATGCTGCTTGGATGGATGAAGCTGGGCAGATGAAGAGAGAAGCATGGGATGTAGTATTAAGGCGTGTAGGCTTCTATAATGGTAGGGTATTGATTACTACGACACCGTATAATTTAGGCTGGCTTAAGACTGAGTTTTATGATAGGTGGAGAGCTGGAGATAGTAATTATGATGTAATACAATTTGCAAGCATAGAAAATCCGCATTACCCCAGAGAAGAGTTCGAGAGAGCTAAGGCTACAATGCCGAGTTGGAAGTTTAGAATGTTTTACTTAGGAGAGTTTGCGAGGCCAGAAAATTTGATTTATAGTGATTTTTCTAACGATAATATAGTGGAACCCTTTGACATACCGCCAACTTGGCGACACTTTGCAGGTGTTGACTGGGGCTATACGAACCCAACCGCGGTGGTATTTTGTGCGCAGGAACCTACATCTGGTATAATATATGTATATGGTGAATATTTTCACAGTAATAAACTTTATGAAGAAAGCGCGATGGACGTGGAAAAAATGATTGGGGATATAAAATTTGAATACTTCGCTTGCGACCCTTCGGAACCTAGCGCAATTCAAGTATGGANACAAAAAGGATTGCCTGCACATGCAGCAGTAAATGATGTGTTACATGGGATCAATGAGGTATCGCGGCTGATAAAAAGCAAGCAATTGCGTATTTTCCGCGTGTGCTATAATACAATTGATGAAATAAATGGCTATATGTGGAACGCTGAAAAGGAGGTACCCATAAAGGAAAATGACCACGCGGTGGATGCGCTTAGGTATGCTATCATGGGCCTAAAAAAGAACAGGCCGAATGTGAGGATTGTATAATATGGGAATTAGAGAGTTTATATTTGGAACTGAAAAGAAAGAATCTCGTACAACGCAGGCAATAGTAATGGAAACACTGGGCAAACCTGTATGGACACCGCGTGACTATGCCAACTTTGCACGTGAAGGATACGCAAAAAATGTATATGTATATGCTTGCGTGCGAACTATTAGTATGGCTATCGCTGGTATTCCTTGGTTAGTATATCAAAAATTACCTAATGGCGAACTTCAAGAAGTGCCAGAGCATCCGCTTGCACAGTTGCTTCAGAAACCTAACCCATACCAAGGGGGCAGCAGCTTTTTTGAAAACATCGCGGGCTATTTGATGCTTGCTGGCAACGCCTATATTGAAGCAGTTATCCCGAGCAGTGGGCGACCAAAGGAACTTTATGTATTGCGGCCCGACAGAATGCAGGTGGTGCCGGGCGATGGTAGTAATTTAATTGGCGGCTATATTTACACGGTGAACGGGCAACAAGTACAATTTACAACGGATCAAATATTACACTTAAAATTGTTTAACCCCATAAATGACTGGTACGGTATGAGCCCGATTGAAGCGGCGGCCTATAGCATAGATGAAAATAACGAATTCCGTAGCTGGAACATGGCATTACTTCAGAACGCAGGCCGACCGGCGGGCGCACTTAAAACATCTGATCATCTTACTGAAGAAGAATTTGAACGGCTTAAAAATATTATAAACGAACAGTACAGTGGCTACAAGAATGCTGGGCGGCCACTTATATTAGAAGGGGGGCTTGAATGGCAGGAAATAGGGTTGACGCCTGAAGAAATACACTGGGCCGATGGGCTAAAGTTGACGGCGCGCGAAATAGCTATTGCCTTCGGGGTACCACCAGAATTGATTGGCGACAGCGAAAACAAAACCTACAGCAACTGGCAGGAAAGCAGGCGGGCGTTTTATGAAGAAACCGTGTTACCATTGATGGACTGGCTACAATCAGAACTGAACAACTGGCTAGCCGTGAAATTTGGCACAGATATTGTGGTAAAATATGATCAAGATGAAATAGAAGCGTTGCAGGAAAACCGTTCTGAAGTGTGGAACCGTGCTATAGCTGCAGTGCGTGCCGGCATTCTAACGCCGAACGAAGCGCGCGAATTATTAGGATACGATCCTGTGCCCGGTGCGAACAGCTTATTAACCAGCATGAATACAATCCCACTGGCAACGATGCCGGTGGAAAAGGGGGATGATGAAAACGGAAAGTAAAGATTTTAAGCTTAAAATTAAGCAAATTGTCGAAAGTGGGGAATTTGAAGGTTATGCTGCAGTATTTGGAAACGAAGATATGGTTGGCGATGTGATAGAACCTGGGGCATTTACGAAAACACTGCAAGAAAACCGTAATATTCCTATATTGTGGCAGCACAAGGTTGAGGAACCTATAGGTGTTACAACTGAAATAACACAGGATCAGCATGGTTTGTATGTGAAAGGGCAACTTAACCTTGCAACTACAAGGGGCAGAGAAGCATATGAACTGCTGAAACAAGGAGCTATCAAGGGTTTGAGCATCGGCTATGATACAATAAAAGAAACATGGATCAATGGTGTGCGGCACCTCAAAGAGATACGGCTTTGGGAATATTCACTTGTTACATTCCCGGCAAACCGGTTTGCACAAGTTGTAGCTGTAAAAAGTGTAGTTCCATACCAAGCATTGCCGTTGGCTGATCCGCTGCAACCTTGGGATGGTCAGGCAGCTGTGCAAAACGTGCTACGTTGGGCTGGAGGGCCTGATAAAGATCAGGTTGATTGGGAAAAGTTTAGAAAAGCATTCTTATGGTATGATGATGAAAAGCCAGAAAATATCACGAGCTATAAACTTCCTATCGCAGATGTAATTGCTGGCGAACTGCGCGCTGTGCCACGGGCTATCTATGCGGCCGCGGCGGCTATTCAGGGTGCGCGTGGCGGAGTTGATATCCCAGAAAGCGACATACCCGCTATAAAGCGCCATCTTGAGCAGTATTACAGCAGATTGGATCGTGTGGCACCGTGGAATCAGAAAGCTGGCCGTACTCTTAGCCAGCACAATGAACAGTTAATTAGGTAAGCAATTGCCGCATTACAGGCACTCCTGGAGCAGGTAGAGCCGCTAGATACCGGCACTCCAGAACCTGAACAGGAGCCGCAGGAAAAAGCACTACAGGCAATTGCAGCTGAACTCAAAGAATTAATAAACAAAATTTAGAAAAGGAGGAAAGATTTATTATGAATGAAATTGAAGAATTAAACAAGTTAGTTAAGGAACTTCGCGAAAAGGTGGAAGAAAAGGGCAGAAGCGAAGCTGAAATGAAGGAGTTACAGGAAAAGCTTAACTCTCGTATCGATGAACTTGAAGCACGTATCATGCGGCCACCACTAGGTGATGTGAAAAATACAACACCAAACGAACACAAAGAGGTATTTCTTAAGTATATCAGGAAAGGGAAGAATGCGCTTGGACCTGAGGAACAGAAAGCACTTGTAGAAGATCAAAATACAGCTGAAGCACTTGTACCTGCTGATTATGCACAAATGATGTTTGAAAAACTTGCAGAACAAGTGTATATACGGAAACTTGCAACTGTAATAAGAACAACTTCAAGCCGAGTAAGAATACCTCTCTTAACACGTCCCAATTTTGTGAACTGGGGAAAATTAGAAACACAAGCACAGCAATTGGGAGAAGTTAATGGCTTTGGTATAAGTGGAAGAAGTATTGAGATCAAAGATTTATATGGATTAGTCAAGATTGG